CGGGGAGCCCCCTCCCCGATCCGCAAGCGATTCTGTTTCGTGATTCCGTTGGGATTCGAACCCAAGACCCACAGCTTAGAAGGCTGTTATAAATAATTACTTTACTTGCTGTTTACTAAATATTTACGATATTTATTCGAAAATATTCGAACAACATTAGGATAACATCTGCATCGATCGAGTATAATCTGTCTATTTTTTGAACCCGATTGGCTGAGGGGATTTGCGCGCCTGCGGAACCTTCACGGAGAGTGCCGCAATTGCCTCGTAGATATTGTCCAATTCCTGGCGCATATCCTCCGATAGATCGCTGACCGCTTCGGCGTTGTCCTTGCCCGTCTGCTCCAACAACGCCAGCCGTGCCCGAATTTCGGCCAATTCTGCCGTTACTGTCGTCGTGGTCATGATGTAGTTGCGCATCGCTACGAAAGCCCGCATAATAGCCCTATTTACCCGTATGGCTGTCTCACTGCGCAACACGCTCGAAAGCATTGCGACGCCCATTTCCGTAAAGGCAAAGGGCGGATATTTGGGATACTTGCCTCGTCCGTCGATTTCTAAGATCACATTTTGTGACCTTATTTTGTCTTTCAATGCGTTATACTCGTTATCCGAGAGTTCAAACATAAAATCGTCGCCTTCGAAACGCTCAATATTGCGTCGTACCGCCTGTTTGAGTGTTCGGGTCTCCACTTGGTAGAGTTCTGCCAGATCGAAGTCCAGCATCACACGCTGGCCTCGGATTTCGTAAATCTTGCTTTGGATGGGTTGCAGTTCCGTGAGGTATTGTTAAAATGCAATCGCAAGGGATAAGCCTGCCGGAGAGTCGAGACAAGCGTTATCATCCTTGATGAAAAATGGTTTTTACTTTTGTGATTGTATTTGCATTTTGTATACTATCTGGCATCTCTATTCCAATTAACTCATATAACTTTTTATATTGGGTGATTTTTGCGTTTGCATATTGGGTAAACGCCTGTTCCGTATATCCAACTTTGTATAGTCTATGAATATCCTCTGAAAAAGATTCAATTAAATATTTACTTATCATTTCTGGAGACTCGCCTTTCATCAGCATCGTAGAAACCATCCAATTTCGGCCTCGTTGCGGTTCTTTTGCCACAGAAATGCAAATCTTCTTAATGTCATTTGTCATCCTCCATAATTTGAAGAATAATATAATTGACAAGATACCCACCGCCCATACAATTAGCATCATTACAAAAAAATCTTCCATATCTTATAGTTTTAAAGTTTAGATTAATAGCATTACAACCCCATCATCCACATCTATCACATTACTTTTTATGAACCCACCTGCCGATTTTTCCGTTCGAAGAATCGAATTCAAGATAGTTCATTCCGAATATGCGAGCATCTGTAGTGTAGTGGTAATTCTTTATATAATAATTCCCATCTATATTTTCATAGGTAAAGGTGAAATAGGCAACAATATGGAATGCGTCAACTCCATAGTCTTGCGGTCGCTCTTTTAAATAATTCCATTCTTGTAATATGGACAGAGACGGAATTTCTCCAAAATTTATGTAATGATTTTTATTACTAAATTCAATTGTACACCGATTGATGGATTCCTCAATTTCATAAATGATCTCCATATAGGGTCGCCATTCTTATCTTCTCCTACATATCGAAAAGGTTCATTATATGATTTCCCATTTTCATGATACGGAAAATACTCTTCGAAGGATTCGTTGGATATAGTGATGACAGTCTCCTTTTCGCAACTGATCGCACTAATCGAAATCAAAAATAGGAGCAAATAAATTATAATGCAATTATATTTCATGTTATACAAGATTATATTGCAATACGGGTGGCAAAAAAATCAAAATCGGAATCTCAGTATCAATGATTGTAAATGTCGCCGAAACTTGATTCGACAAATACCACTTGAAACACATTTCCTTCCCGGAATCCCAAAAATACATGATTGTCTCCAGTGGCACGAAAAGCCATCAGAAACCCGACGTCGCGTGTCAAATTCAATTTTTTTCTCTTAATGGAACCGATCGAAATCTTCTCCCATCCGAATGCGTGCCGTTGGGATGTATTGACGGTATTCCAATCGACACAGCATATCTTCTTCAACCGTTGTAAGAAATCGATGAAGAAAGTCGGCTGTTTGCAATCGGTATAGCTCACATCGTGAAGGTGGCCAAATCCGAAGGATATGCGGCTATCCTTCCCGATGTAGCTTTGTGCCGGACTTTGTTTCTTGACGCTCATTGTCGTTGCAGCCGGTTACGCTAACTGCTTGTGGAAAAAATCCCGCATCTTATCCTTGCCGATCACATGACCGACACCCGTAGGAGTCGTGCGCCACGGAGTTTCGCCGTGCGTTTTTTCCATAAGCCCTAAGGCTGAAAAATTAATATAGGCGGTAAACACATCTTGAAAGAGCGATTCTTCCTCGTCCGATAGCATGAGAGGTTGATCCGTTTCGGGTTCGATACCGCCCGCGCCGAACTTCTTGAAGTGGTCGTAGACGCACGGAACAACAGGCCCGTACATCCACGCTTCAATGTCTTCATCGAACAGGGGAGTACCGAATGCGGCTAAATGATACCCTTGCTGATAGTAAAGCATCTTTTGCAGCTTCATGTTCGACATGAGTTCTCCGCCGTCGTAGTCGGTAGCACTGGCTAACAACTTGTTTGCAATCGCTAATACCGGATAAGACATGATAAACGTGTTTTAATTGTAGTACAACAAAAATAATAACTTTTTATTTCGTTGCTACGGCTATTTCAACTCGGTTTTACCCGTTTGTTGTATAAATAAATGATTTTATCGTATTCCTTATTGCAATCGAAATTTACTCGGTTTCTGTGCGAAATACGTGGGGGGGGGATTTTTGAACTCCTGTCGCAGAGCGGTCTATCCCCTGCATCCGCTCGATCACGCCGATGAGCCGCGAGTTCTGATCCAACGCTTCGGCCAACATCTCACGGTTCTCGCGGAAAGCTGCGATTAATTCTTTCATTTGCATATCTTCTTCGTTTGAGTTAGGTTCTTTCGTTTCGGAATTCAACATCTCACCTTCGCCGGTGAGAAGCCATTCAATGTTGAACTGTGGATAAACGTCTATAATGCGGCTTGCTACCTCAGCAGAGATGTTTTTAACCTTTCCGTTTTGAATATCTAATATCCGCTGATATTTAACCCCGACATGTTTAGCAAACGTAGGGGCTTTAATGCCTACGTGATCTAATATTAAATTGATTTTATTTTGTCCCGTCAACATATTTGATCGAATTTTCTATTATATTTGCAATACTATGAAAGTCCTCTGCGTTATATTGTCATTAATTGCTTTCGCATGCTCATGCTATGCGGTATATATAGATTGGTTTTCCAATGTAGATGACTTTTTATCACGATACGAAAAGACTCACAATAGAAATAACAAGTGCAACAAAAGAGATTAATATTGCGCTAATAGACAACCATTTATTTCGTCTCTTTTCTTGTATCGACAATTCTATATCTAACATTGATAATTTGTTATATCTTTCTTTAAGGCGCTCTTGTTCGTAGATATACCGCGCTCCTCCAAGTGCTATAAGGTTGGCTGTTTTGTCAGTCTTTTCTAAGTGTATGTCGGTCTCATGTGCCGCACCATAAGAACAGAGAGACAATATTACACGTTGGGCTTGGGCTTCGTCTGTCGCTTTCTCGTGTATGACATAGAGCATAATGTGTTCGCTTTCTGACATTAAACTGGCCAGAATCATATCCGCAAGAGTTATATCCTTCTCTTCCATTTATACACATATTATACTGTATAAGAAAATTCTATCAAAATATATTTTTATTAATAGAATTTTCTTGTATATTTGCATTGTCAAGTTCATAGAACGGTAACCGTTTCGATAACCGAACGAATAATATTAGATGCAAATATAATGAAGAATCAAGAGATTACAAACAAACTGACCAAAAAGAAGATCCGATTCATCGATGTTGCGCCAGCGATAAAGAAGGAGATCGCCGCAGAGCTGGGGTGTACGGTTGACACTGTGAATAACGCATTGAATCTCACATATCCTACCTATGGCGAACAGCCGGATCGCATCCGCCGGATGGCTCGTGAACGCGGGGGATTCGAGAACACCAAAATCAGGTGGGTGCGTGAATAACAACGGATGACAGGAGAAATTTAGAGAGGGCGGAAATTGCCCGCCATATCACGGTCAGAAGCTATCGGTATACCGTTCGAACCGAAGTTCTTACAGTTGCGCGAATGCGTATTCTGACGCGAATTTGAATCTTTGTCATAATGCAAAATTTTGTGAATGATGAACATCCGAGATATACAGAATGCGCTGATCGAATCGGCCGATCTCGTGGCTTTGGCCGTGTGCCGTCGTAATGCTCCGAAGTCGGACATGATGACACGTCGGAAATTGTACGAGAGCTATCCCAACGACTGGCTCGACTATCATATCAAGCGGAAGAATATCCAGGGAATAAAGGCCGGAGCGGCTAAAAACTCTGCGATACTGTTCAGCCGGCTCGAAGTCGAAGCGCTCCTGAAAGCCGAGAAGATCGACGGGGCAGGATTGAAATGAGAGCGCCCCGAAGCCGGTGATGTTCATGATTGGAGTTTTTGAGAGAAGGGTGTTTTGCGGCTTCGGGGCTTAGCAAAGGTTTGCGCGCCTCCAATGCGCATAGGCAATCAGTGTGATGATTCCTTGCAGTCCGCCGTGAGGCTCGCAGCAGGACGACGGCCGGGAAAGACCGGCAAATGGTGTAGTGGCGGAATGGTAGACGCACACAAAAAGATGGGCTGATAGTGGTCGGGCAACGCAAGTTGCGGAGGACGCTCCTCGGAAAGCAGTCGTGCAGGTTCGAATCCTGCCTACACCACAACGATAGCCACCCGCAGAGGTGAGGGGTTTGGTGCTCTGGCAAAATCACCCCAGCCCGCAAGGGCAGAAAGAGTATCGGGTAGGCCGATAATACCCAAATCGGCGGGTCGTGGGCAAGACTCGAAGAGACAGCCCCGCGACGGCGAATAGCCGAAGCGCAACAAACCGGCATAGGCTCCGAAGCTGCGACGACACGAGCGGCAAGGACCACCGGGACAAATGAATCCAGTGCGCCGTGGTGTAGGGGAAACACATCACCCTTTGGAGGTGAAATCGCAGGTTCGAATCCTGCCGGCGCGACAAAATAAAAAAACAAATGAAAAAAGATGAACTTCTCACGGTTTTCGGTACGCACGATATCCGTACCTTACCGGAATGTATCATGAGCCTGCTATTCGGGGATCAGGAAGTCCGCGACGACGTATTTCGCGAACTTATCCGCTGCCATGCAGGCGATCTTTCCTACGATTGGTTTCAAGAGGTCTACGAAGAAGAGTTATCCGAGCGGCGGAAGAAGGGTCAAGATTTCACACCTCGGGAGGTCTCTATGCTTGAAACGCAACTTACCGGTGCGCGCGAAGGTGTTATCCACGAACCTACTGCGGGGACAGGAGGTCTCATTATTCAGTATTGGTGGGAGTTGGCATCGAAGCAATTGCCTTGGCGTTTCAAACCGCACACCTGTATATTCACTTGCTGGGAACTCTCAGATAGATCGATTCCAATTCTACTGTTGAATATGGCTATTCGCGGTATGATGGGCGAAGTGTTCCATGGGGATGTTCTCGAAAATGTGGCCAAAGCCCGTTATGTGCTTCTTCAAGGCAAAGAAAAGTCGGTAGTCTATTTTAATTTCTTTTTTCTAAGGCATCCAAGCGATGCCTTTTTTCATTTCTTTTTTTGCAGTTTCAAAATGAATCGCTATATTTGCAATGCCAAACTTTCCACTTCGTGTAAGCGAAGTACATAATCTTTAAGCCTTAGGGCGAGTTTTCGGGCACTTCCTTTTGCGAAGTGGAGAGTTTGGCGACTTTTTGAAGGCTCGCCCTTCTTTTTATGTACTTATATCAACTTTCAGACCCATGCCAAACCTCTCTGAAAGTAGCCGACCCGCGAAGAACAGTAGCGGGGCTACATCTGTACCTTACCCGTACAGTCATCTCACGAAAGCCGACCTTATCGGCATTCTTCACGGAGCTACATCTAATCCGCTCTCTGCTGCGCATTTCTACCGCTGTGCAGCAAGTATCGTCTTTCGTTGGTGCGACAACGTTATTACCGGAGGTTTTGCCTCGGTGCATAGCGTTAAGGATCAGTTGTCATCACTGGAAAAACTTTACAAAAACCGATAGTCATGGATTCATTCGAATTGAAGCCCGCGCCTCTCTGGAAGAGAGTGGCCGGTTATTTCTGGTGCATGTGGTATAAACGAGTCCATACTCAGCGTCGCAAACGCGATCTGTTCATCTATCGAGAGCGCAAACGTCTCTCCGAACCGCAAGTGTTATGGCCGAGCTTGTGATCCTTGTTCTTTTCTCGTGTGCGATCCTGGCCGCCTACGGGTTTGCGGCCGCGCACAGAGCATATTTCGAACGGAAGTTTAACGAATTCTTCAACGAACGATGAAAAGCAATGTCATCATGACCCGCCCGCTGGGTAAATTCGAGGTATACCAACGCACGAGAGACGGCATGTTCAACGCGACGTCGTTGCTTGCGCAATGGAACAAAGCCAAGAACAGCAACAAACGAATACAGGACTTCTTTGAAAATCAGAACACCAAAGATTTCATCGAGGCGCTGATGGAGGAGGAAAATTTAAAGGTGCCAAATTTGGCATATTTAAAAACACGCGGCAAATACAACGGCGGTACATGGATGCACCCGTACCTGTTCGTGAAGTTTGCGATGTGGCTCAATCCCCGCTTCGAGGTTAAAGTCGTGAAATTCGTTTACGACCAGCTGATCGAGTACCGGCATCATGCGGGCGACAACTACAACGTACTTGCACGGTCGATCGCCGCGCTTCCGGATGTGGATTATTCTCAGGTTGCGCGGGGTTTGAACTGGATCGTCTTCAACAAGCATGAACGCGACATCCGGAACACGGCATCGCCGAATCAGCTTCGGGCGTTGGACGACCTGCAACGCAAACTGGCCTTCTCGGTCGATATGGGGTATATCCGGACGTTCCCCGATCTGATGAACTCCATGCGGAGAATCTACAATCGTCAACATGCAAAATTCTGAGAAAAGCATGAAAACGCCAAAAGAAGAATACGCGGTTTATCCGAGTTTGAGTGTACCGGCCCGTTACGGGTATGACCTGCACACGAAGTCGAAAGACGAGCCGATTGTGGTGGTCTGCGGTATCGAGGAACCGAAAATACATCTCGTTCCTTCCGAACTGCAAGAGTTCGCCAGACAGATTAACGAAGCGATCACCCATGATCTCGGGCTGGAATCCGGAACCTGCGAGGTTGAATATAGAGGTCTGACGGCTTCGGTCGATTTCTACGCGGAATACGAATCGCGCATCGGCGGCAGCCACGACGACGGCAGTGTGGAGCGCTACGCCGAATACACGGGCGACAGGGTATGCGTTCGCGTGGTATATGACCAATATGGCCGAGAATATCCGGACTATGCAATAATCCTTGAAAAGCAACTCAACTAACCAATCTGTCACACATGAAAACGAGAATCGAAATCTACGAGATCGCCCGTCCTACGAATATTGTAGCGTCGGGGAGTTGGAGCCGCAAGTTGCGGACGCACGAGATACGCAAAGAGATCGCGTACATGATGCGCCATCTCGATGCGAAGAAGTTCACGCATAGAATAGTAGAGGATAAATAGGCTATGGAAACACGAACTATCACCCCCGAACAGAAGGCGGCATTGGATCGACGTCTTCCCGATGAAGCCGTCTCGCAGCATCCGACGAAGAAGTTCCTGTCGTCTATCAAGTCGATTTATGTAACGGAACGGCTCAACGAGGTTTTCGGCGTAGGCTCATGGCGTGTGGAGACGGAGATCGTCGAACGTTCCGAGCGCATGGTCGTCGTCAAGCTACGTTTTTCGATCCCTGAATACGGCATCTATTACGAGTGTTTTGGCGGCAACGATAACGCCGATCTGGGCGACGCCTGCAAGGGAGCGACCACGGATGCGCTGACGAAGGTTTGTTCCTGGTTGGGTATCGGAGCCGAGGTATTCAAGGGCAGACAGACCGGCGCGGGGGCGCCACCTCAGAGCTCCGTGCACCGCCTGCCGGCTGCCCCCGACCCGATACCGGCTGCCGCAGCCGTGCAGGCAGCTCCGAAGAAACGGATCACGGCCGATATGCTGAACGATCCGGTCTTGCGCGATCAGTTCATGCGCTGGGCGTACAAGGGCAGTACGACGGTCAAAGACCCGACGAAATTCGATGTCATCGCCTTCCTTCGTCGCACTTACGATGCGGACGATACGACGGCGGTAGTCTTCGCCAAATTTTACGACGAATATCTAAACAGTAAACAGCAGAAAATATGAACACACAACCTGTATTGATACGCGAGACGAGCAGCCCCACGGAGCTGGCGAAGCTCGCCGTCGACGCCGTTACCCGCGGAGACGTCGATCCGCTCGTCGCTTACGAGAATATATCCCGCATGGAGAAGGCGATCGAGCTGTTCAAGAAGTCCGAAGAGGTGCGCGACATTACGTTGCGCGAACTGGCTAAATACGGACACGGGAAAACATCCTCGGACTGTACGATCGAAGAGGTGGAGGCCGGCGTCAAGTACGACTACTCGGGCTGTAATTGCCAGGCTTTGGACGACCTGTACAAAATGCGTGATGCGGTCATGGCCGACATCAAGGAGAAGGAGAAGATATTGCGGGCGTTGCCGGCCTCCGGCCTGACGGATCCCGCCACGGGCGAAATTTTCTATCCTCCTGCGCGAAGCAGCAAGACGACACTTAAAGTAACCTTCAAAAAACGGTAGCAATGGCAGATTTAATCAATGTATCGCTCTGCGTGAGCGATATTCCCAGAGACAAAATTTTCGTCGCCGAAAACGGCAAGAAGTACATTTCGATATGCGTTTCGGAGCTTCGCCAGCCGGATCAGTACGAGAATACGCACTGCGTATTCATCCGTCAGAGCAAAGAGGAACGCGAACGAAAAGACGCGCGCACGTATGTCGGCCGAGGCAAGTCAGTTATCTTCCGTCCTGCGGAACCTACGCCGGATCAAGTCTCCGATTTGCCCGTAGCGGATAATACGGATGATCTTCCCTTCTGACGATGGATATGCGGATTACCGATGCGGAGGCGCGGGAAGCGCTCCGCATCCTCCGCGTCCTGTCCCGCATCCGCGGGCATACGTTGCTGACCGCAAAGGAATGGGATGCGTTACGCCGCGGAAGGTTGTTATTGAAGAAAATAAACAAACGTCATGACAAGGATCGAACAGATACGCAGGGAGGCGCGAGACATCCAGAATCTTCTTGAATGCACGACTTTTTCCGACATCGATTCGATGGTGGGGCGGCTGGATCAACTGGGTGTATATTATGCTCGCAGCGGGGCGTTGCTGAGCGAGGTGGTCGGAATGCGCGATGCAGCTGTGGCCAAGCTGTTTCACGACGAGAAAGAGACTATTCTCAGCCTTTCCCCGTCGCTTGCGAACAAACTGATCGGCAGTGCGTCTTCCGAGCTGAATGCCCTTGAAAAGTGGCTGGATCGGATCAATGCGGCGTGCAAGCACCAATGCGACAACCTTCGCACGATGATAAGTTTAGAGAAAGAGAGGATGCGATTATGAGCTATATAGACCTGATACGCAAATTTTGGCAATTGGATGCAACGTGGCAATTTGGCTGCTGTGAATCGAGGCTTTACTTCTACCTTGTAGAACAAGCGAATCGGTTAGGCTGGCCGAATAGCTTCACGCATTCCGACAGAAGGCTGTCCGAGAATGTAGGGGCGTCACGCAATGCAATTTCGAGAGCAAAAAACCGATTGGAGCAAGCGGGTCTGTTACATATCATAACGGGAGGACGCGGGAAGGGGAACCGCACAGCTTTTTCATTCGTTGAAGAACCGAATCCCGAATCAGGCATCGTTTCAAATGGTTCAATTGGCTTAAATATGAGCCAAAACATGAGCCAAAACATGAGCCAAAAACGGAGCCAAAAACGAAGCCAAAAACGAAGCCAAAACGAAGGCGATACTTCTTGTATAGAAGATAGACTAGACAAGAATAATATTACCCCCTATAATCCCCCTAATGGGGAGATAGTCGTACTACCGCCCTTCTCGGAGAAGGCAGAGGTAACTGACTCCTCCAACACCCTCCCCCAGTTCCGCGGCACCCCCTCCCGCGAGTTCTTGGAGTTTCAACAATGGATTTCGGAAAATGCACCGCGAGTCGCGAAAATGAAAGAGCCTTTTTCCGAGGCGCAATTCTCGGCTTTAAAAGAGGCTTATGCTCTTGACTTCATCCGCGACCTATTGCGCGCGATGCATAACTACGAACCCTTGCTGAAACGCAATCGTTCGGCCTATCTGACATTTCTGAATTGGGCGCGTCGGCGTAATGAAACGTCGTTGCCCCGTTCGAACACTCGGCATCCGGCTACGACCTACCATGCAAAACCGACTCAACATTATGATGAATTCTGAATATGTCTTACGAAGAAATACTCAAACAACTACAAACTGAGGGTAATCCGGTTCCATGCGCACGCTTCCGGTTTCGGATACCCGATGCGCGGACGGAATTGAAAAACGCGCTGGTTACTGTGCTGTCGGCAATGGGAGAACGATTGGTATGGCTTCCCGAATACGACAAGGTTGCAGCGTGGTTGTCGGATAACAACGGTAAGGGACTTTTGCTGTTCGGTAATTGCGGACGCGGAAAATCCCTGATAACCCGCTACGCCATTCCCATGCTGTTGCGCAAGTTCGCTAATCGAATCGTTACGGTCGTGGACTGCGGAGCGCAGGACGTATGTATCGACGAGGTATTAAAACGCAAGTTCATCGCATTGGACGATATAGGTGTAGAGGTGGATCGCGTCGAATTCGGTACACGCCGGAATGTGGTAGTCGAGATCGTGAACAAGGTGCAGGATAACCCCGATCGGATGGTTATAGCTTCCTCAAATCTGTCGGGTGAAGGCATCAAGGAACGCTATGGTGACCGGATATATGACCGTATTAAATACCTGTGCTATCGTGTTGCGTTCAATGGAAACAGTCTGCGCAAATGAGGCACGTTGAATCTCGTATACAACAGTCGTTCGTCCGCTGGTTCCGGATGCAATATCCGTCCTATGCACTATGTCTGACGAGTGTCCCGAACGGCGGACTCCGGAGTAAGACCGAAGCCGCAATCATGAAGGCCGAAGGTATGACGGCCGGTGCTGCGGATTTGCTTCTGCTCGTTCCGAGGGGCAAGTACGGATCGCTCGGTTTGGAGTTCAAGACACAGGGAAAGGGCAGTCGTCAGAGTGCCGTACAGAGAAGATGGCAAGAGTCCTTTGAGACTGCGGGGAACAAGTATGTTGTAGTTCGCACGCTCGAAGATGCTATTGCTGCCGCAAATCAATACATGAATCCGGATAAACAAATTTACCACAATGGAATCAACGAAACAGATTAAAATCGAAATCCGCAACCGTTGGACTGGCTCGGTCGTATTTGAATACACGAAAGAGGGAAACACAATCACCGAAACGGTTTTGGACGCTATTAGGCGCGGTGCCAACCTGCGCGATGCCGACCTGCGCGATGCCAACCTGCGCGGTGCCAACCTGCGCGGTGCCAACCTGCGCGGTGCCGACCTGCGCGGTGCCAACCTACGCGATGCCAAGGGATGTTATCTATCATGTCCGACTGAGGGTAGTTTCATCGGTTGGAAAAAAGCCTCTGGGCATATCGTAAAATTACGAATTCCGGAAGATGCACGGCGCAGTTCGGCAACGGGACACAAATGCCGTTGCGATAAAGCATACGTCATGGAGATTCAGAACATGGACGGCACCAAGGCAACTGAGGATACCGTTCGTTCCGACCATGACAAAGACTTCGTCTACACTGTCGGTGCTACTGTGGAAGTTCCGGATTTCGACGATAACAGGTGGAGCGAATGCGCACCGGGTATTCATTTCTTCATCGATCGCAGGGCAGCGGTGGAGTACTAATGACGCACGGTTCTCTATTCAGCGGCATCGGCGGCTTCGACTTAGCGGCCGCGTGGGCCGGCTGGACGAACGTCTTCAACTGCGAGATCGACCCGTTCTGCCGGCGCGTATTGAAGTATCATTTTCCCGAATCGGAACAAATATGAAGACATACGAACAACAGACTTTACCGTTTGGCGCGACTGCATCGACGTGCTCACCGGCGGTTTCCCGTGCCAGCCGTTCAGCCTCGCGGGCAAACGCAAGGGTACGGCCGACGACCGCTACCTCTGGCCCGCAATGCTCGGAGTTGTTCGGACTGTTCGACCGCGCTGGGTCGTGGGCGAGAACGTTCTCGGAATCGTTAATTGGTCGCAGGGAATGGTTTTCGAGCAGGTGTGCGCTGATTTGGAGGCGGCAGGATACGAGGTGCAAGCGTACCTTATACCAGCTGCTGGCGTCGGTGCTCCCCACCTGCGATACAGAACATGGTTTGTTGCCCACCGTGGTGACGCAAGGGCTGAAAGTTCATGGCAAGAGCGGTTCGGAGCCATTGCCGCCGGCTCTACTGCCGACACCGGTCGCGTCGGATTGCGGGAGCGGGCGTGTGAACAGGAGCCTGTCGGATGGTGCGACTGCTCGGCCGACGCTCGCGCTTGCAACGCGGATGGGGCTGTTGTCAACGCCGACGGTCAACGATGCTATAAATTCCAGTCTTCCACCCAGTCAAGCCAAGCGGAAGAGCGGAGTCGTCCACGACGTCATGATTTCGCATCCGTCTCGAACTGGGAAGGGTTCCCGACTGAATCCCCGATATGTGGCCCAGATGATGGGCTTTCCGCCGGACTGGACGGAATTACCTTTCCGGCATGGTGCAGGGAGTCGATCAAAGCCTATGGCAACGCCATAGTCCCGCAGGTGGCGCTGCGGATATTCGAAACGATAAATGAATACGAACTATGTTGAAATCAGGAATTGGCTCTCATCAAAGTGCGCGATCACTCAAAACCGAATGGTTGACACCTCCCGACATTATCGATGCTCTCGGATCATTTGATTTGGATCCTTGTGCTCCAGTAGTCCGTCCTTGGCCGACAGCAAAACATCACTACACCATTGTTGACGATGGATTGCACAAGGAATGGAAAGGACGAGTTTGGTGCAATCCTCCATATGACGAAGCTGCCAAATGGCTTGCGAGGATGGCTCAACATGGAAATGGGATAGCATTGATATTCGCACGAACTGAAACTAAAACATTCTTTTCGCAAGTGTGGAACAAGGCCGATGCGGTTTTGTTCATTGAAGGTCGCTTATACTTCTATCACGTGACCGGTGAACGCGCGGCACACAATTCCGGGGCTCCGTCAGTATTGGTTGCCTACGGGCGGGAGAATATACGACTCTTGAGAGAATCGAAGATAAAGGGAAAATTCATAAAATTATCATGCGAATAGGCCTCGTAGATGTCGACGGGCATCATTTTCCGAATCTCGCGTTGATGAAGTTGTCGGCGTGGCATAAGTCGCAGGGCGATATGGTAGAGTTCGCCGACCCGATGTTCGGGCATTACGATCGGGTATACATGTCGAAGGTCTTCACCTTCACGCCCGACTGTCCGGATTATTACCCTTGCGAGGTCGTACGTGCCGGCACAGGCTATAAAGACTACACGACGACGCTGCCCGACGAGATCGAACATTGCTGTCCGGATTATTCGCTGTACGGAGTGGACGAAGCCTATGGCTTTCTGACGCGGGGATGCGTGAACCGCTGCCCGTGGTGCATCGTTCCGCATAAGGAGGGCTCGATCCGTCCGGCATCGCCGCTTCGTGAATTCATCGGCGACAAACGGCGCGCCGTGCTGCTCGACAACAATGTGCTGGCGTCGGACTTCGGGTTGGAACAGATCGAGGAGATCGTCCGTATGGGTATCTCCGTAGATTTCAATCAAGGTCTGGATGCACGTCAGGCTTGCGACGACGCCTTCATCCTCGACTTGTTGTCCCGCGTGAAATGGATGAATCAGGTACGATTCGCCTGTGACCGGATGTCACAGCTGGAACCGGTAGCCAAGTGTGTGAAGGAATTGGGACGTCGAGGTGTTAAGCCTTATCGGATTTTTGGCTACTGCCTGATTCAAGATGTCGATGACGCATTGGAGCGAATCAATGCTTTGCGCAAATTGGGAGTACTCCCGTTCGCCCAGCCATACAGGGATTTCGATAATAACGTCGAGCCGACAAATGAGCAGAAACGGTTGGCCCGCTGGTGCAATCATCGGGCGATTTTCAAGAGTGTGGAATTCAAAAACTATAAAGGATGAAAAAGATTATGTTCAACGACCGCTACGGCTTGACGCAGGCGGTCATCGAGGGTCGAAAGACCATGGCGATGATGCTGATTAATATCAAGTCCACCTCCGACGTACAGGTACGAATTTTTGCAGGATACGTCCAAATCATCGGGCGTAGTGGCGATGTATGTGCTGAGAAAAAGCTGTCCTACAAGGTCGGCGAGGTCGTGGCCGTGGCGCAGAGATATCAAGATATTTTCGACTACTCCAACTGTGTCAATCCGTATGCTTGGGAAGATGATGATAAACCATCTGGTTGGACGAACAAGATGCTTACTAAGGCCGAGTTGATGCCGCATCAAATCCGCATCACCGGAATCAAGTGCGAGCGGTTGTATGATATTTCGGAGGCTGATTGCCTTAGGGAGGGAATTCGGTATTTGCCCCAAATTGGCAAATTTTACTTTGAAGATATGCGCCGAGAAGAGGGCTTCTATTTTGACGATCACCGCGAAGCCTTCGCTTCGCTGATTGACAAGGTATCCGGCCGCGGAACGTGGGGTCAAAATCCGTGGGTCGTGGTCTACGAGTTCGAATTGGTGAAATAGCGAGATTCACGCAAAATCAAGATAAAACGAGATAATCATGGAAGAGATTAACGAGAAACTGAAACGAGCGGCCACGCAATACAAGTGGCAGGTATGTGGCCGGGAACAGCATGAAATATCATTCAAAGCCGGTGCCGATTGGATGCGCAAGGAGATGACTCGGTGGTGTGATCCCAAAGAGGCACTTCCGGAGGAGGGTCAGCGTGTGCTGTTAAAAGGGTATGACGGGAGATGTACTAATGTATTTCTGGGTTCTTTTTCGTGCGGTGTGTGGACTACTGACGACGATTTTGTATTCCACACGGATTCCGACTCCGTTATCGGGTTTGACGGGGTTGTGACTGGTTGGCGTCCGATTCACGAAAACGAATAGAACGATGGACATTTTGACTCCACACGACGGTGTGACGAACGATAAGATCGCCAAAGCGCAGATTGAGGCCGTCGAACGAAAGCAGAACGAATACAAACTGATCGGGCAACTGGTTCGGGTGCCAGGTCATACCCTCTATAAATTCAATACGGTTACGCGGACAGCGTCGAGAGCGGAAGTGGAGGTGTCAGCCGATTCGTGGCTGAATCCTGAGAACATGAAGGTCGAGAGCGACCGTAAATCGCGTGTCAAGGTCGAAAAGGACTGTTACTATGAGCAGGCATTGAACATGAAGAACTTTATCAAGCGCCTGCGCCGGCGGGGTATCGTCGGAATGGACGAGGAGGTGAAACTCGAAAGGTAGAGGAAATGATAAAATACAGACGAACAGATAAAATAGGCGGGGATGAGACCGCGCCTTATGATGTAATATTCGATCGAGAATATACCGTTAGGGAATTAATCGAGTACATATTGACTCGTAATGAGTGGGGAAATATCCGGTTTATAGGCGGGTCGAGTTATGGCTATCGTCAAGATCAGCTTTTATATCCGATTCCAGATAGATATATGGAAACGTGCGTCGCGTCTGTTAAAGCTGCTGGCGGTTGGTCAAATATGGATTATTTGATAGAGATGGAAAAATAGAAAAAGAGGCGATCCCGAAAGATCACCCCTCACCCAAGAACAAAGGTAGTAATTAATTCGGGATTTGCAATGAACCGTTTTATCTCAATTCAGGCCGCAGCCGATGAGTACGGCATTTCGACACGTTGGATATGGAAATCGATTCGAGTGGATCGGACACTCGGCACAGTCGTCCGCAACGGGCGGATCTATCTGCGCCGCATCGAGTGGGAGGCATTTGTCGAACGGCATCCCCGACTGATCGAAGAGTGGCATGATTTACATGCACACCTACAATACCGCTATATCGGGCAATGAAAAAGAGCGAAAAGTTGAAAGAATCGTCTCCCCGATAGGCGATCTTTGCATATATGGGCAAGCTCACGATCAAACAGGAAAAGTTTTGCAATAAGTACCTCGAATGCGGTAATGCGTCCGAGGCATATCGCTATGCTTACAGATGTTCGAACATGAGCGATAACACGGTATGGAATAATGCCTATCTGCTATTACAAAACAGTGAGGTTGCAGCGAGGATCGAATATCTGAAAACTCACCTTGCCGAGGCTGCGGGCATCTCGGCCTTGCAGATCATCCGCGAGCACCAGAAGATCGCCTTTTCGGATGCGACCCGCATTCGTAACGGCTGGATGTCGCTTAAAGAGTTCGAGTCGCTTACGGACGACGAGAAGGCATGTATAAAGTCGATCAATACCAAACAGGTCAAACGGATCGCTTCGAATGGCGATGAGATTGTCGAGGAGTTCGTGAAGATCGAGTGCTACGACAAGCAGAAGAGTCTCGACAGCATCATGAACATGTTGGGTTACGCAGCGCCGAAGGAGGTGAAACTATCCGGAAAGATAGAAAATCCTGCCGTCGCTCCCGTCGTCATTCAAATAGACGCGGAGGATGCGTTGTCGATCGAAAAAACACCGCCTGCCGATGCATCGTCTGCCTGACATCCGCACCTATCGGGGGAAAGTGTATCGTTACCTCATGTATCGGTACATGCAGTACAGGGAACGGGATGCGGTGTTGAAGATTTTTAATGAAGGGTCGAGCCGTTCGGGGAAGACCTACGATGCCTTCGATTTTCTGTACGACATCTGTACGCTCGCACTATCCCCGCTCAATATCTTCGTATATCGAAATACGTTGCAGGCCTGCAAGGAGATCACCCTTGCCGATTTCCGCAAGAAACTGACCCTGCGCGGCGTCTACGATCCCGATGCGATGCGCAGCGAGAATCAACATCCCGACTACTATATCAACAACTCCGTGATCCATTTCCGCGGATTGGACAGAATGGATAGCCGTGAAGGATACGATTGCGACATCATCTACATCAACGAGATGCTGGACGACATCTCGAAGCAGCAGTACAAAAATATCACGATGCGCTGCACGACGATGGTCATCGGCGACTGGAATCCCAAATATACCGAACATTGGGCCTTCGAACTGGAAGGGCAGCCGCACACCTATTTTACGCACACGACATACAAAGACAATCCGTTCTGCCCGCCTGGGGTCATACGAGAGATCGAATCCTATGAACCTACACCGGCGAACATTGCTGCGGGCACGGCCGACGAGTGGCGATGGAAAGTCTATGGATTGGGAATCCGTGCGGCGAAAGAGGGCCTTGTCTATCCGAATATCGACTGGATCGATGAATTTCCGTCCGACCTGGAAAGGGTCGTGTTCGGCCTCGACTTCGGATTTACGAACGATCCTACGGCGCTCGTCCGTCTGGGGCTTCGGGGGCTTGATCTATACATGAAGGAAGAGTTTTATGCACCCTGCTCCGATCCGGCCTTGCTCTATGATGCGATAGAGGGGACAGTCGGGCGGATGCCCATATTCGCCGACTCGGCGGACAAATACGCTAAAAATCCCGAATCGATGGTCGACGGCCTGCTGCTGCGCGGGCTCAGCGTGGTGAAGGCGAAGAAATATGCCGGTTCCGTAACGGACGGAATTCACATGGTCAAATCGTTCCGCCTCCATATCGTCCGCAGCCGTAATTTCCAAACCGAGGCCAATTCCTATGTGTGGGATTCGGTGAACGGCATTACGATCAACCAGCCGATCGACAAATTCAATCACTTGTGGGATGCGGCCCGATACGCTGTAATGGAGTATCTCTATTGGGTCTGCAACCGCCGAAAATGAAAAAACAGCGAAAAGTTCGGAGAACCCTCTTTTATCGCCCTTACATTTGCTTCAAAGGCTATGTGCAATGAGATTCAGCTTGAAGTGGCGAAGTAAGAGTCAGGACTTGACGACGAAATCGGAGTGCGGAACTCCGACAGCGGAGGAACAGCGGTTCGTCTCTGTGCGCGATTTTCTCTCGGCAATGGGATTGGGCAGCGGTAGTACGATCGACTGCGACACCGTTGCCGGACAGACTATCGCTTACGCTCGGTGCAGCGCGTTGTTTTCGGTCGTGACCAAGAAATCCGCGGCAATTCGCAACGCCCGCTGGTGGGCTGTCGATCCGTCGGACGACGCTCGCCAGGTCGCAGGTCGCACGGAGGAACTGAACAGGTGGAAGCATCCGAATGACTTTCAAACGATCGAAGATTTCACGGCGATGATCGAAGCCTTCAAGGATATTTACGGAAAAGCCTATATTCTTCGCTGGGAGCCGGTCGGTGTGCCCACGGCCTACGAACTCTACGTGATTCCGAATCCGCTTGTTCAGGAGGTGACGACCTCCGAATTCACCGGTTTCCGGCCCGATCCGCAGATCGATTATTATATGGTTTCGATCAACGATTATCAAATTCGTGTCGATCGGGATCAAATGTTCGTCGTGCGGGATTCGGCCTATAATCCGAATATCTTCGGAGCATCGCAGTCGCGTCTGTCAGCCTTGCAGAACGCCGTCAATCCTTTCGTGTCGTCATTCGAGGCGCAGAACGAACTCATCATCAACAGAGGGGCATTGGGTATCATCTCGTTGAATAGCGAGGATTTCCGGACATCCGTGTTGCCGGAGAACAAGGAGGATCGGGAGCAGGCACAAGCGGCCCTGCGGCGATACGGCGTGATGAAGGGCCAATATAAGTACATCGTGACCGGATTGAAGGCTGCTTTCGTGCAGATTTCGGCCAACATGAAGGACATGAATCTCACGGAGGTGCAGCGCAATGCCAAGAAGGAGATCGCCGATGCCTATCAAGTGCCGTATGTACTGATCGACACCGAAGGTACGACCTATGCGAATCTTACGGCGGCCGAGGTCAAATTGTACAACGATGCGATCAAACCGGATGCAGAGCGAATATCGGAGGTATTGAACGCGGCGCACGGGTTCGATGGATTCCGCATCGTTCCCTATTTCGATCACCTGTCGATCTTCCAGGAAGCGAAGCGGCTGTATGCCGACTCGCTGACGGCGGCCGTGACGGCTGCCAGCAACGCGATCGCCTCCGGTCTCATTACCGAGCAACAGGGGAAAAACATCATTGCAAACATTCTGGAATAATGGACAAACTACTGTATAAAAAAGTCATGAGCCGCGGCGGGGCTTTCAAGCAAGCGCCGATATTAAAGGCCGATGTCGTGGACGAGGAGAAACACATCATTCTCGTGAAGTTCTGTTCGTTCGGAACGGTCGATTCGGACGGCGACATGCTGATGAAGGGTTGCATCAGCAAGAGTATTCAGGAGCGCGGGCCGGCGTCTGCGACGAACCGGAAGATACAATTCCTGTGGCAGCACGAGACGAAGAACCCGATCGGCCGTATCCTGTCGATCGAGGAGAAGGACGACGGCGGATACGCCACGGTGCAGCTCTCGGATTTCGATGCCGTGCCGGACGCTCGCCGCGCATGGGTGCAGATGCACGAAGGGGTGCTCAACCAGTTCTCGATCGGCTATCGGTATGTATGGGACAAATGCGATTACGATCCCGATCTCGACTGCCTGATCGTGAAGGAGATTATTCTGCACGAGATTTCGGTCGTCACCTTCGGCGCCAACGAGCACACGGAGTATATCGGCGACATGAAAGCCTTGGACGACATGGAACGATATGTCAAGGCATTACGGGAGACCGCGCCCGATGAATACGAAAAAGTACACAGCAGAATACTGTCGATGTTCAAAGCCGAGCCGGCCCGCGCGCCACTCACTTCACGCAGTTCGGTATTCGAAAAATTAGGTCAAATCAAAAACTGAAAAACATGGCATTCAAATTCAAGAAATTCAAACTGCCCGACAGCGGGGAGTTCTCGGATGTGGATCGCAAGGGCATGGAATTGCTCGGCAAGCACATCAACGACCAGCTCGAAATGCTGGCCGAGGGGATCAAATCGGAGGAAGAGATCGTCGAGTCGGTAAAATCGTCGCTCGGGAAACTGGGCGTGTCGGCCGAGAAGATCGCGGAGATCGAGAAGGCTCTCAAGGAGCAGGGGAGCGAGATCCGCCGTTCGATGAGCGGCGGAGCCGGCAAGGGCCGCACGATCCGCGAGCAGATCAAGGCGTTCCTTTCGAGCGACGAGGCGAAACGCGCTTTCGCGGAGAAACGCAATACGGCGCTCGAACTGGAGATCAAAGCGGGTGCTACGACGATCACCGTGGCGGCCAATACCGCGGCGGTTGCAGCGCTCAACACCGAAGTAGACCGCACGATCCATTACGCGCCGAGCGAAGACACGCGCGTCGTAGAACGGTTGTTCAAGGGCTCGACCAACTCGCCCAATATCACTTGGGTGGATCGCAAGCCCGGCAACGGCGCTCCTGCATTCATCGCCGAGGGGGCCTTGAAGCCCGCTATGGACTGGTCGTATGTCCCTGAGACGTCGACGGCGAAGAAAGTGGCCGTATCGGCCAAAATCTCCTACGAGATGCGCGACGATTTCGACTATATGCAGTCGGAGATCGACAACATGCTGCGCACGTCGCTCGTTCAGGAACGCACGAAACAGCTGCTCACCGGTGACGGCACGGGCGTGAATCTCAAAGGCATCTTTACGGCTGCTGCCGCCTATACGGCCACCGCGCTCGACGGGACGGTCGAAATGGCGAACAAGGCCGATGCGATCCGCGCAGCGATCCTCCAGATGCGGAACCTGAACTTCTATCCCGACGTGGTGATGCTCAACCCTTCGGATCGGGCCTCCATCGACCTGACGAAGGATTCGACGGGTCACTACATCTCGGACGAGCTGTTCCGGCTCATCCGCGGGGTGGAGATCGTGGAATCGACCTACGTCAAGGCCGGCGATTTCCTCGTTGCCGATACGAGCAAATGGAACGTTCGCCCGTACAAAGGCATTCGCGTCGAATTCGGGTGGGTCGACGACGACTTCCAGAAGAATCTCTTCACGGTCATCTGCGAGGAGCGTCTGCACTCGTACTTCGCATCGGTCGATCAGGGGGCGTTCGTCAAAGGCGCGTTTGCGACCATTATCGCCGCCTTGCAGAAACCGGCTGCCGAGTCTGTGAAGGTGGCAGCCTAAGTCAAACATGTTAAACGAAAAAGAATATGGCAACGAAAGAAGAAAAGACCAATGTGGACTTCAACGATCGCGTGACGGTCTACGGAACCGGCGGCCCCGGCAATACGCTGGAGAAGGGCAAAGCCTATAAGGTGCATCCCGTACATGCCAAGACGCTCATCAAGTTGGGCCGCGCCACCGAGAAACGGTGAAGTAATTTCAGGACGCAGGGGTTTGATCGCCCCTGCGCCCGCTAAATACATTTCCCATGATTATCGACAACACCTATTTCGAGAAGGATCCGATCTACATCTCCGGCATCGCCAATCGGAAGGACGACAAGCCGACGGCGCTCGCTCAGACACTCATCGATTCGGCGAACTCCTACATCGCCATTTACGAGCCGATATTTCTCCGCAATCTGCTGGGTGAGGCACTGGCGGCGACGGCGGAGGAGAATCCGCAGATCGTTGCGCTGCTCAGAAACGAAGCGGTCAAGACCTCGCCCATTGCGAACTATGTCTATTTCTACTGGCTGCGCACGCATACTACGGTCGGCACACCGGCCGGCGAGAAGGTGCAGCGTGGGGAATATTCGGACGAAGCGAGTCCGCGCATCCGTGCCATAGAGGTTTGGAACGATATGGTGCGCCAATGCTGCGTCCTGCGGCCGAAGCTCGTCGAACTGGGGGCCGTGCCGGACTATTGTTCGGCAATTTTCGAACCCGCAAACTTATTCGGATTATGATCGTCAAATCGACCGATACCGTTCGGGACATCATCATCGGCAGGGCGGCATTGTTCAACCTCGAAAGCCGTCGGTTTGCAGAAGAGATCAAGAGACGGGCGGAACCGGAATGCTGCGTACTGCATCGGCGGTGGCTGCCGGACAGGCGTATTGCGGCCCGCGATCCGAAACACATGACGATGCGCGATCTGGCGGTGCTGAACGCGACGAACCGCTCCACCGATTACTTCGTCAACGTGTTGTCGCAAATGCTCGGCATCCCGAAAGAGAAGGTCGCGGATTTGCGGTTCATCCGTGCGTACCGCTACTTTCTGCACTGCATGGACACGCTCGCGGCCATCTCGAAGAGATTCGCCGATCTGAAAATCGAACCGACCGACGAGGAGCGGCAGGCGCAGATCGACCGCCCCGACCGAGGCATCGCCGCCGTGGTGCGCAAGTACGTGCAGATCATGAACGGCGCCGTATCGCCCGCGTCGGTCTACGGCATGGAGTGGAGCGTCGTCTACGAAGCCTTCGAGTCGACGACGAACGACGTGATCGAGCAGCGCAATCTCAGCAGGATACAAACCTCTAAAATCAAAAGAAGATGACCGACAACAAGGAATACGAGTACAGGGTCGTCGGGCAGACGCCGCCGGCCCGACGTATCGTGGGAGTGAAGATAAACTCGCTGAACGACCATATCGACAAGGCCGCCGGGGCGTGCGGCTTCGGTTCGTATATCTATGCCCGCCTTAAAGAGACGAACTACATCCTGGGGACGATCACGGAGTATCCGGTCGTCGTGCGGCAATTCTTCGAGACGATCACGCCGACGGATCTCGATGGCGTCTACAAGCGCGCCTCGAAGTTCCTCTTCTGCGGCGACCTCGGCGAAGCGGAACCCGATACCGCGACGCAGGTCATGCCGATCGTCGAGGAGATGATCGACCGCTCGGCGGAGTTTTTCGAGGCATTGCGGGATCGGGGAGTCGAGGTGCAGGTCACGAAGATCACCCCGTTCGCCGCCCGATTCGATCAGCTGGTCTGCGGAGTCGAATGCGAAGCGACGATGACCTATTCGACCTGCAACAATGGATAGGATCGACAAGATACTGCGCTATTTCGATCCGCAGCGATTCATCGAGGTGTGCGAAGCGCGGTTCGATACGCTGCGCACGCAGGTCGTGGCGAATCTGCAAACGAAGACGGGCAGCAGCGGAAAGCGGGTCAACAGCCTCGGCGTGCCGGAGTGGGCCACGGGTGCTACGGCGGCATCGCTCCAAACGCAGGTCGAACAGAACGACGACGGTTTCGAAGCGGCGTTCGTCGGCCGGCAGGGGATCGCCGGCGTCGACGAGGGACGTTCTGCGGGCGATGTGCAGGCGCAATACGCCTCCTTCGATGCTTTTCTCCTTGCGATCGAACGATGGGCGCAGGCCAAAGAGGGGCTCTACGGCATCGAGGAGATCGACGCCTACGCCGTGGCGGCGAACGTATGGAGCAAGGGCACGGTGCTCTACCGCGAGGGCGGCGGTACGGAGATTCTGTTCGACCTGTTGCAGCCGGCCGTGGACGACATCGACCGGCAACTCTCCGAGCAGCTCGACCGCAGCGTGTTTACGATGTTGAATGAAACAATCAGTGATTATGCCTAAATATAGATTAACACCCGCCATTTCGCTGGCGAGAAACTACAATACGGTCGGAGTCAGCGAAGCGCCGACATACAATGCGGCCGTTGTCAAAGTCGGCGGCTATACGTTGGTGCGTTCGATCATCAACGGTTCGGCCGTATTCCCGATGGACGATCTGTTCGAAATCATCGCACAGGACGGGAATGCGCAAACGACGATCAGCCTCGAAGTAGACGGGCAGGCGATCGCCTCGTCGCCGCTCTATCTGCTCAAAGGGGCGTCGGCGCGCGCGATGACGAACAATGCGCAGGCCGATACCCCGATCAGCTGGCCCCAGCCGTCGAAGATCGTGGTCTTTCCGGCGTTCGATTACAGCGAGCAGATTCTCGTCAACTCCTATACGGGCGCCATGCAGGACTTCGCTTTCACCGATGCCGACAGCGGCCGGCGGGAGGTCTATTCGCGTGTCGATCCCGTGTTCTCCCTTCCGATGACCTTCTTCCGCGAATTCGGAGGCGGCGAGCGGCAGTTGATCGTCTCGACGGGCGGCACGACCGGTGCCGTGAAGAGCGCGCGTCTGACGGTCGTGGTGAATCCTTGCGACAGCGGATCGTTCGTGCGCTGGCGCGATGCAACGGGATTGATGCGTTACTTTCTCTGGCATCCGACCGAGCGCGTCGACGACGTATCCGAAGACGAGACCTTCGAAACGCTCTCCGAGAAACTGACACCCGAACGCCACCGCACGATCACGGCGACCACGACCCATACGCTCCATAGCGGACTGGTCGACCGTGAACTGTTCGACCTGTGCGCATCGATTCTCTCCGGACGGGAGGTGCAGCTGTACGACGCCCGGCGGAAGGTGTGGATCGACGCCTATGTCGAAGACGGCGACATCTCGCGGACGAATGCCTGCATGCAGGACTGCGTGGTAGAACTTTCGATAAAGCACTTGACGCTATGACGAAGGAGCTCTACATAAACGGTCAGTTGTGCGATCTGGAAGATACGCCGTCGCTGATCTTCCAGTCGCCGGTCTTCAACGATCTCGACGTGATCCAGAGCAACCGCAGCGCGGAGATCAATCTGCCGCTGACGCCCCGCAACCGCAAGGCCTTCGGTCTGATCGACCGCATCGACATCTTGGACGATTCGGCGGCATACGGGAAGCATTCGGCAGCGTACTACCTCGGCGGCTTTCCGGTCTTCACGCGGGGGTATGCGATGGTTACGGACGTAACCGACACGATCAACATCACACTCGTGTGGGGCAACATCGACAACTTCCAGCCGTTGTTCGACGCTTCGCTGCGCGATCTGCGCGAGCAGATCATCGAGGTGGCAGGAGCGGATTATGTCGAGTGGAACAAAGAGGTGCCGTGGGCATTGCCCTCCGATACAGCATTGGCAGGATTTATCCAGATTGATTTCGGGGCAGGACGTAATATCAATTATTCGCATCCGTCCGTACAAGTATCCGCGATCTTGGATGCCATACAGAAATATCACGGTATCACGATAGAGAATATAACCCGTTTGAGCCAAACCAGTGACAAACATCCGATGATCGTTCCGCTCGTGTCGAAAAACTCGGGGCCGGACAGTTGGTATTCGGATCGGTTCGAGGCAAGTTCCGCGCATTATGGTAATTCCGGTTCCAGTAATACCGCGTTAAAATTTAGAGAAATAGTATCCGACAAGCGGTCCATTTTGACAGACCAGAATTATGCGATCGATGTCTCGTCCACCAAGACTATTGATGTATCCATCATTTGCTATTCATCCGCCGTCTTTTTCCCCGGTATGCGGGCAGCGTCGGCATCGCCGACGTTAAAACTTAGAGGAGACTCGGGAAATGGGACATCGGAAGTGTTACTATCGGTGGAAGGTATCGACACGGGGTCCGGGATTCGTTTCGGCGTGAAACCCGATCTATTTAATAATGTCGAGGTAAATGTCGAAGACTACGATACAGTTCGATGGATTCTAAGTAACGCCGTCACAATTGACGCAACGACAAGTGATGAGTTTACAGTTGCAGCGAAATTTATTATCACGCCCCATTTCGACGACATCCAATTCCCCTCTCCGTTTCCGATAGCCGAGAATCTGCCGGATATGACGCACGCGGAGTTCCTGTCGGCATTGATGACAATGGCCGGACTTTTCGCCTATCCGGACAGTTCGGATAATAATACGATCCACATGATGTCGCCCGATCAGTTCTATAATTCGACGGACACGATCGACTACGACTATCGCATCGTCGATTCGGGAGACAACCGGACGCCGAGCACGCAAACCGACAGACGAATCGTCGACAGTCATCTCGACGCAACGATTCAGGATTGGAGCCGCAAAGTGATTCTGAACGATCGGGGCGAAATCTGGCGGCCGGAGGGGACGGAGTTCACGATGGGGGATTATGCCCAGACCAACACGCTCGACTACGACAACGACGAGGACGCCGAGATGTTGAACACGCAGGGCATCATCTCCATCGACAACGAGAACATCGAGCGGGAGAACGAATTGGTATCGTTGGATTTCTCGGCTTCGACCAATAGAACAGGTTGGAATCCGGATCGCCCTGATAGGCCATTCGCTTTTGTGCCTTGCTATGAGGAACAGACAGTCAACGGAGCAAAGGAGGTAAATTACTCTGCTCCTTCTGCCCGTATTCTTGCCGATGTGAATACGACGATTGAAGACGGAAACGGTACGGTAGGTCGTTACAGGCACGGCCTGTTCCCCCGCACGATGTATTTCGGCGGGTCGGAGGGTATCGTGGCGCAACGGTATGCAGCCTACCAGCGGATCCTGAAAAAGTTCCGCATGATTACGGTCTACGTCAAACTGACCGTGGCCGACATCTGCAATCTCGACTATACGCGGCGGGTTTACCTCGACGTGTACGGATGCTATTTCGCCATCTACTCCGTCACGACCGGTGAGGACGGTATATGCGAGTGCAAATTGATCAAGCTGTAAAAAATAGAATAGCAATGATTAAAATACCGATAAGAGTAATCACGATGCCTACTATGAGATCGCCGGATCCATCTTTTTCTTTAAAAGGAAGGTTTATATTCTCATTTTCATCTGATTTCAGAAAATGTTCCGTAAGTCGCCGTACATCGTTCGTCATTCCCCAGAGTTTGAAGAAAAGAACGATTTGCAGAATGCCGAATATCAGCATTACGATTCCGATGATTGCATAGATGTCAGCCATGATGATTTGAGATTTGGTTGAGAACAAAGATACGCAAAAACAAGAAACTATAAAATTATGGCTACACAAGATTCGATCGATAAGATTATTAATATTCGCTTCAATTATAAGGAACTCGTTCAGGGTTGGGTAAAAGCCAACGAAGCGATTGAAGACAATAAGAAGATTTTGTCCGACCTCAAAAAAGAGTACGAGACCGGCCAGATTTCGCTGTCCGATTATAAAAAGGCACAATTAGAATTGAAGTCTACCACAAAAGCCTTGACGGATGAACAAAGACAGTATGAAAAAGAGATTCAAAATAACATTAAGGTCGAAAAAGAGCTTGACGGGTCTTTGAATCAACTACGCGCGAATCTGAACGGCCTTATTGCGCAGTATGGAAGGTTATCGGCCGCCGAACGCGAAAGCGCCAGCGGGAAAGCGTTAGCAGATCATATCAAAGCCCAGCGTGACGCCGTTAAAGAGGCGGAGGCCGCAATCGGCGATTATCGTTCGAATGTCGGCAATTATGAGAATGCCATTCAGAACACGCTTCCTGTTGGAAACAATTTCTTGCTACAACTTGCGCAAACGGCTCAAAATGCGGGAGGCATTACGAATGTCATTAAGGGTGCAGCAGGTGCCATTGGGTCTCTTGTTAAACAGATGGCGGCATTCATTGCTACACCTATCGGAGCTGCTATTGCTGCTATCTATGCCAGCTATCAGGCGCTATCGTTTTCCATTCGGGAAGTAAATGCCCGTATTCAGGAGAACGAAGAGTTGTTTTATAAATATCAGAGGGCGATGTCCGCAGCCGATGCGTGGAATGCAGCCTACACCAATACCATAGACAGGATGGGCGAATCGATCGTCAATACGACATCGAAATTTAAGATTTTCTGGACAAAGTTAAAAATCTATCTGAAGGATTTTGTGAAGGTAGGCCCTTATGAGACTCCTGGGCTTTTTACAAGCCAGAGAGAAGAAGCCGATAAATTACAGAAAACATTCAACGAGTTAGCCGCTAAACAGGAAGAACGAAACATCAAATACAGGGAAGGCGTCGTAAGGATTGCAGAACTCGAAGCGGAAATAGCGGAGGCGCGACTGAAATCGAACGATAAATTGAAAAACTCGGATGCGGAACGTGCAAAATATGCACAGGAAGCAATAGACAAGACGCGGGAAATGTTCAGAATCAAAAAGGACATCGCCCAGTTGGATTTCGAGATCGCGAAATTAAGTGCCGAACCGACTAAGAATTCAGTTGAGACAAACGACAAACTTGCAGAAATGGAAGCGGGGTTAAAACGGCTAAATGCTCAGGAAAATTCCGCTCTGCGGGAATTGCAAGAACGTCTGAATGAAACCGATGCAAAAGCAACCCAAACCGCCAAAACCCGCGCCAAAGCCATCAAGGAAGCGAAAGATGCGGCCCTCAAAGCGGAGAAGGATTATTTCCAACTCGTCCAGCAGATGCGTACCAAGACGAAAGAGAGCGAGTTAAAAAGCATTTCTGAGCAAAACTCGGTTGCGAAAAAATCGGCAGAAAAGCGAATCAGCGAGATCGACATCCTGCTGAAAACCGCCGAAGGAGAGCAGGCGGCGTGGCTCCTTCAAGAGAAAGAGACGCTGAACAAACGGATATTGGCTCTGGACGAAAAGTATCAGAAAGACCGAATATCCGTCGAGGAAAAATACAGCGAGGAGGCGTTGCGCAAGGAGTTGGCGCGTGAGGAAGCGCGCATCAGGGCCCGCCTCGGTATGGATGCCCAGATGGATGCCCTGGCTCGTGCGCAAGTCAAGAACGAGAACTATTCCGACCTGAAAAGCGAGGATAATGGGAAACGTCTCTCCGCCCAGCGGGCGATCGCGCAGGAGGAGCTTCGCATCGCTATGGATAAATACCAGGCACTGCTGAGTATGGACGAAGCAACGAAAGAATCTCTGTATGATTCGGATGTTGCATACCAGACGGCCGTTCTCAATGGTGAAATGGCGGTTCAGGATGCGAAATTGGAGACGGCAAGAATTACCAAAGAGCAGGCTGAATATCAGCTAAACACCACATTGACGGCGATGTCGACGATCAGCGGTGCGGCAGCCAATCTGTTCAATACGCTGGCCGAAGATAATGCGGAGTTTGCCGAGTTCGCAAAACTGCTGGCGCTGTTCAATATCGGTGTCAATACGGCGTTGGCGATCTCCGAAGCGATTGCAGGCAATGCCGCGCGTCCGATCAAAATGGCGGCTGCGATTGCGGCTGTCCTTTCCGCTATTGCGCAGGCGTACCAAGTTTTGAATCAAGCCGAGAAACCGGCTACGCCGAAATTTGCCCGCGGCGGTCTTGTGACCGGCCCCGGCACGGGTACGAGCGACAGCATCCCTGCGCGGCTGTCCAACGGCGAGGCCGTGATGACGGCCCGTGCGGTCGTGGATTGGGGGCCGGTGCTCTCGATGATGAACGTGTCGAGCGGCGGCAACGCCATTCCGACGCGGCATCTTCCGGAGAAGAGTTCGGGGATGCGTCAGATGGAACAGATGTTCGAGCGCGTGATGCGCCGGCTTCCGAACCCTGTCGTGACGGTCAGGGATATAAACAACGGTCAGCGGCGGGTCAAGGTGCAGGATGAGACGGCGCGCTACGCCGGACGCAAAAGGTAAAAAAACAGCGAAAAGTTCGGAGGAACCCTTCCTGCGTATCCTATATTTGCTTCAAACACGAATTAATCCTTTTATAATAAATAAAAAAAACAATGGCAGAATGTATCAATGATCTGGCAGGCGATATCCTGCAAGATTGCAACACGGTCTATGGGGTGGGCGTCGAGAAGATTGCCTATCTTATCAAGAAGTCCGATCTGGACGAATCGGCGACGACCTACACCAAACCGAAGATCACCAAGATCGCACTCAAATCCGGCAAGAGGGCCTATCGGTTCTCGATTCCCTCCAAAACGCCCTACAACGGGCTGATCTACGAGGATCAGAACGCCGAAATCGGCATCGCCATCAACAAGACGCTGCCGCTGCGTATGCTGGCCGACAGCCCCGCGAACTCGCAGAACATCGAGGCGTTCAAGAACGAGGACTGGGTCGCTATCTACGAGAACAAGGCGAAGGGTGCGGACGGCAGCCAGGCGTTCTGTGTGATCGGCTACGAACAGGGCGCATCGATGCAGAACGCGACGCTCGACAAGTACGGCGACGGCTACAACGGAGGTTGGGGCGGCGACCTGATCGAGCAGAACGCACCGACGCCGCAGATCTTCTTCGACGCCGGCGGTATCGACGCTTCTCGCGCCGCGCTGGAAGCATTGTGTACTCCGGCCGAGTAGGGGGTATGCAACCGTTGGACTGGTACATGGAGAGGTGCGCATCGGGCACCTCTCTGTGCATGGAAGAGAAGAAGCGGATCGAATCGGATTATCGGGAAGTGTTCGGGCGTCCGATGCTTTCCGATTTCAGCGGCCGGTGTCCCAACCGGTTCCGTGATGCGGCCGCGATGATCGCCTCCTATTTGCGGAAGGAGCAGAAAGGCGCAAACGGCGGTTACATGCTCAAATCCGGCATCGTGATCCGCTATCGCGGAAAACTCTACACACACTTGAATCTGACGGCCGCAGCGGCTCGGCATCATCTCAGACAACATCCGTCCAACGTACACGATTTCCTGCGTCTGGGCGATCTACCCAAAACCGAATGACACTATGGCAAATTATAAGATCAAAGACTTACAGCAAGCTCAGACCCTGAACGGTGCGGTTGCGTTGGAGATTCAGGACGGGGATAGCATGTCCACCTTCGCCACGCTCGACCAGATCGCCGAGTTTCTGGGGAACACAACCCCTGTGGTGTTGTTGACCAAAGCCGACCCCATAGACGACAGCTATCTGCCCGATATGTCTGCCTCTGAAATCGCGGCAGCATACGATCGGATCGTTGCGGATCCGATTCACACGGTACCTGTTGTCAGGATTCCCGATAACGGAGGACAATACCTCGTACCGTCAGGATATGGAGTGCATGCCGATACGAAGGCCGTCATCGGATATTATGCATCGCAGACATACGTGCTCCCGTCCAGTCTTACGTTGACATCGGAAACATTTACCTTATCGAGACTGCCGTATACGGCATCATCGATGGAGTGGGCCGATCTGCTCAACAACACGGCCCTTCCCTCCGGTTATCTCGGCATCGATAGCGACAGTACGAGCGAAGAGATCAGTGCGGCCGTCGGGGGTGTAGACGCATTCAGCAAGTTATGCTCGAAGTTGCTCAGGCGAAACTGTATCGTCGTTGTGTCGACCGATCCCGCTGCGGCGAACAGGAGTGCATCTATTCCTGTGATAGTAGATGTAAATAGGAGTGTTGGTCTGCCACTGAAAATAACACTCGAAATCGAATATATATCTTCGGGGGAATACATTGCATTGACCATTACAGAGTCAGGAGGCACCTTTTCGGCGATGCGTACCTCTGTGTCCGTATCGGATATTCCCGATGCACTCGCCGGCAAAGCCGACCTCGACCCTTCGACGGGATATATCAAATCGTCGCAGATAGCCCCTTTGCAGGGACGTCAGACGGGCGTCAAAACGGGCAACGGAGGCTTCGTGTCGACCGATCCTGCCTTGTGTCTCTCCACCGCCAAGACACTCGTCGTAACCTTCAAATGCGACGGAACGCCGAACTCGTTCCTCTATTTCGACCACGGCGGTTCCAACGCGAACCTCGGAGTATCCATATTCATCGCATCGAACCGTCTGTTCTGCAACATCGGCCCCAAGACCCTCGTGTCGTTCAATCCCGAATCGGGGAAATTGTACCAGGTCGTAGTCTCATTCGACAAAAACGGCACCTCTGCGGGATATATGAATTCGGTGAAGGATCGGGAGACCACCGACTATTCCACGATCACCGACCCCACGCATTTCTGTTTGGGGGCACTATCGGACGGCAGCGGGTCTTTCTCCGGAGTCATCCTCGGCGCACGTCTTTTCAACTACGCCCTCACGGCCTCGGAGGTCGCCACGCTGTGGAACGGCGGCGAACCGGAGCGGTACATGCTGCCTCTGTCGGGTGAGATGCGCACCGGACTTGTGGCCGAATACATCGCCGCCGGTCTGTTGGCAGACAAGTGGCGCGACACGTCGGGTGCGGGCCTCGATCTGCCGTATGTTCCGACTGCAACGGGCGGCACGGCCGTGTTCGATTATCGACAGCGTTCCGGAGACAGCGATACCTTCACCGTCCTCGCCGCATCGGATTGCAGCCTCGAAGCCCGCGTCACGACCCTCGAACGGACACTCGTGGCCGTGTTGTCGGGCGCTGCCGTGATCCCCGAGTTGCAGGTCAGGGAGCTGGGCGTGTGGGGCCCGAACAACCTGATCCTGACGGGCAGCGGCGCCCCGACGAAAGCGCCCGATCGTGCCGGCCAGTTCTACATCGACACCGCCTCGGGCGCCGTCTACAAGTCCACGGGCAACGCGGCCGTGGCGGATTGGAAAAACCTCTAAAACCTCGATACCATGTCACAAGTAAACAAATATACGGATCGTGCGGCGTATGCCTCCGACACGGATCGCCTGTCGACGCAATCGGCCGTCTCGCTCATCGCCAGCGACAACGAAATCATCTACGACGGCGTGAACATCGTCGTGGGCAAGGATGCAGCCTCGGTCGGTGACTGCGCGGTCTACGACAAGACGGCCGGTGCGATCCGGTTCGTCAAGGGTGAGACCCTCTCGGCCGCACAGCTTCCTGCGACCCTCACCCCGCTGGCTGTCGTCTATGCGCGGCAGGGCGACAAAGTGCTGATCGTCTCACTCGATAGTCCTACTATATCCCTTTGGGCCTACTCCTACGAAGTCGCCTTGTCGGATTTCGATCTGGCAGCCGGCGGGACGATCGTATTGAAATTCGCCGACTCGATTGAAAAGACGATCACCTATACCGCCGGTGCTACGCTTTCCGACCTCGCAGCAGCTGCCAATGCGGCATTTAAAACGGGTGAAGTAAACATGTCCAGCGTCGATCGCGGCGGTTGGTCGGCTACGGCGGACGAGGCGGCAGGACGCATCGTTCTCACGTCGAACGGCTATTCGAAATCATGGACGACGATCGAAGCGATGAGCGGCGCGACACTCACGACACGGCCCGACGACACGAACTATCAAGCAGCCCTTACGGGGCTGCTGCTCGATGAGGGTCAGACGGTCGAATACGTTCGACGCAAGAACGGTGTGAATGGTACGCGGGCAGGAATGAATTCCGAATTGTTCCTGCAATATTACTCAGCAAACGGCACAGCCCCGACTTCGAACGTGCCGCTCGGCTCGGAGACGATCGTCAATCAGGCGTCGTTCGAAGGTTCCCAATTCTGCGCCGAGCTGCGGGCTGCCTATGCGGATTATGCATCGTATCTCTTCGGCGAGCACATGGCTCAGTATCCGAGCGCTTACGGGGCGATGCTGCGCGACGGCAGGACGAACACGGCGAAGATCGGCCGCCTGCGCTTTACGGATATTTACGGTCAGAGCAAACCCTGTTATCCGGCCGCAGCGGCCGCACTTGAATACGGCGTCGCGGTCGAAAGTACGACGACAGGGCTCGAAGCGGGCAGCTGGTGGCTGCCGTCGGTCGAAGAACTCTATCTGCTCCTGCACGATCGTGTACTGACAGCCGGCGATGTGGAGCGCGACCCTGTGAACCGCACGCTGTCGCGCCTCGGTAAGGCGACTTTATTGGCAAACTCCGCTTCTTGCTGGACGAGTTGCGAAGGCGATATCGGTTCTGCATTCATGAGTTATCGTATCGAAGGGGTCATGTTTTCCTACGTCAAATGTATATCACAGTATGTTCGGCCGGTAGCTGCTTTGTAAAACGAAAATCATTATAAACTATGGAACTGCAAAAGAGAATCGACGCTTTGCAATCGCGGCAGCTGGCGCTGCGCGCGATCATGGCCTCCTCGGACGAACGAGCCGCAAAATGTAGTAAGACGGGCGCATCGTTCCGCGAGGCCTATCCCGAAGATTTCGCTCGATACGAGGAGGCGAACGCAGAGTACAACCGAAACGAAATGACCCTCGCCGAGCTCGAAGCCGAGCGGGTGGCGCAGCGCGAAGAGGAAAGGCAACAAGTACACAATGTTTAATCTTTGAAATACAATATGGAATACCTTCCCGCAATCATCAGTGCCTTCGGGACTATTATCGCTGCGTGGTTCGCCTATAACCAGTACAGCAAAAACAAGCTGACCGACCTGAAAATCGAGAAGTTCAAAAAGGACGAAGAGACGAAAAGCATCCGTCGGGCCGACAATTCGTCTATCGTGTACGGTGAGTTGTGGAGCGTTCTGCACGAGCTGGATGCCGATCGGGTCTATGTCGTACAGCCGCATCCGCTCGGCAACGAGAGCCTGCTGTCCGTCTATTACGAGGTCAAGCGCAAAGGGGTGGAACCGATGAAACCGCACATGCAGGGCCTTCCGATTTCGGAGGTGCCGAAGTTCAGCAGCGATCTGGTGAAGAACCTCTTCCTCTACATCACGGATATCGACGAGCAGGTGAACGACAAATATGCGAAGTCCATCCTTTTGAGTTACGGATGTCGGGCGGCCATCATCAAACGGCTCAACGACAACCGCCACGACTGGATAGGCAGCATCTTCTGCGAGTTCACCCGCCCGCTGTCCGTATCGGAGGAGAATGCGCGGGAGATCATGCACACGGCGGCCATGAACATCCAGTACCTGCTGCCCGAGTATCGATAACGTATAAATCGCTTCAACCTTAATACTGTAAAAGCCATGAAAAAGCAAGTCGAAATCGCACTCTGCGTGTCGACCGCCGTCATTGCGCTGGTGGTTCTGTTCAACCTCCTGCCGAGCGGCATCCGCACCACGGCGACGCTCTGCGCAGGATTCGGGGCGGCCGCAGGAGCCGCCGCAGGCTGGCGGGCAAAGATGTGGTATGACCGAATGAAAGGATAATAGGTATGGCAACGTATTTCACCCTTTCCGAATTGGTGCGTTCCGATACGGCCGCAGCGCGCCGCATCGACAACGCGCCGTCGCACGACGTCATTCGCCGGCTCAATGCGCTGATGGATGAATGCCTCGATCCCGTGCGCGAACTTTGGGGCAATCCGATCGGCGTGAACAGCGGCTACCGATCGCCGGCGCTCAACGCAGCCGTCGGCGGCGCTGCGGCAAGCCAGCACATGAAGGGCGAAGCGGCCGACATCACCACCGGCAGCGTCGCGGATAATCTGCGGCTGTTCGAACGCATCGCAGCCAGCGCGATCCCCTTCGACCAGCTCATCGACGAGAATCGGGGCCGCTGGATTCATATTTCATACCGTGCCGACGGGAAGAACCGAAGGCAGGTGTTGCATCTGTGAGACGATTACTCGCATATCTGTTGGCCGCATTCATCGTCGGTTCACTGTTTTTCGGCTGGGGCTACCGCCGCGGGGCGGCTTCCGTCGAAATGCGCGACAGCACCGTTACCCGATGGGTGCCGTGGCCGGTTCCCGTGTACGACACCATTCGGGAACCCTATCCGGTCGCGGTGCGCGAACCGGCCGATACGGTATGGAAATACATGAGTGTAGATACAGCCGCAATCATCGCCGACTATCTGCTCGAACGGGATTACCGGCTGGATTTCTCCGCCGATTCGACCGGAACGTTCCTTGTCGATGCGACCGTAGGAGAAAACCGGCTGTTGCGGGCTTCGGCCGTAGTAAAGCCGGTTTTCCGTGAGATTACGGTTACAAAACTGCATACCGAGGTGCGGCCGCCGCGCTGGGAAATGGGGCTCGCCCTCGGAATCGATCCATATAACCAGTGGGCGGGCATCTACGGACGCTATACGAGAGGCCGATGGAGCGGTGAGGTCATAGTAGGGTATGATCCGATCCGGGAAAAACAATATGTCGGCACGAAAATAGGATGGGCCGTGTTCCGATAACTCGTTGCCGGAATTATTTCCCGATTCCGCTCCAATCGAAAAGATTCATTACGGCTTTGTTGGCGTCGAAAATGACACGCCAGTTTTTCACGAGGTAAATATCGGTGACTTTCATGGATGTGTCAACGTGATTCAACGCTTCATGAATCACGTATTTGTCCAGTCCGGCTCCGCCCTCCTCTCGGGGAGTCCGCGCTATGGTTGCCCAGGAGTGCCGCGCAGCGTAGAACGTCAGGCCATCGACGCCTATCGCCTCGCCGACATCTTTCAGGCCTTTGTTGATCGCTTTGTTGAATGACACGCGATCTTTGTAGCGGAGGTAGAAGTGAAGCAATCGTTTCCCCGTCTTATCCGAATAGCGAGCGATCAAAGGGCTGACGCACGGCTCTATCCGAACGTGCATTTCTGCACGGTCCGTGCGGCGGGATGCGGTTTTTTGCCGGAAATACACGATTTCGTCCTTCCTGGCCGGCGGGCAGGTCAGCAGATCGGCGCTGTTCATCCCCATCAGTGCGAACGACAGGAGGAAGCAATCCCGCGCCATCCGAGCGCGTTCGTTGGCGAGTGGCGGCAAGTCGATTATCTGCTGTATCGACTCCGCGGAGATGGCTCGTTTGGCCGTCGGCGCGGGTGTTTCGAGGCGCAAGTTTCTGAAAGGGTTGCCCAGAATATTCATTTGTCCGAGTTCTTCATCGTTGAACTCTTCCTTCGCGCGGTTATAGATGGTTTTGATGCGCGAAATATACAGAGACAGTGCCCTGTTGCCCTTGTTTTTGGTTGCAGTTTCACCTTTCTGCTTTCGGTTGGCGCCTCGTTGCGAAGGCTCCGATTCGATGAATTGCACGAATCCTTTGATGAACGGTGCCGTGATTTCGCTGATGTCGAGCGTATCGCGGCCAATGTATCGTTTCAGCGCGTTGAGGGCTGTCATGTAAATCGATGCCGTACCGGAATTCATCCGCGCCGCTTCCTGCCTCATATACGCTATGAAATCGAGCCGGAATCGCTCTCCGCCTTTCAATCCTGATTTGATGCGTGCGACGAGTTCGTCGATCTCCATTTCCTCGACGGCGTATCCCATGTCGTTGCAGAGGTCGATGCAATCTTCGACCAGTTCGCGGCATTTGCGGCTGAGTTTTTCATCCTTGATTTTCAATCCCCGCGTCAGATCATCGGGCAGCGCATAGAGCGTCGTGCTTATCCAGCGGCTTTTTCGGTGGTGGGTTATGCGCAGCTTGATATTGTAAGTACCGTCTGCGCGTCGCTGGTGGGCAAAGATACAGGTTCGGAAGGTCGCCAT